CCACCCCGGCCGCCGACGCGCAGGGTGTTACCGCAGAATCACTCGAACCCGTGGTAAACTGGGCGGTCCACCCCGAGGCGACGATACGCCAGCCCGGCTCAATGCTCATCGGCAATCTCAGGCGCGGCGACAAAATAACTTTCAAAACGCCGACCTCCCCCTCTGAATCATTCGATTCATTTCTCGTATCCGTGGTCTCATTTCTCGCGGCCTCGCGTGGGTGGTCAATCGAGCTCGTGCTCAAAAAATTCAACAACAACTATTCCGCGAGCCGGGGCACCCTCCTCCTGTGCTGGCGTACTGCTCAGATCGAACGCGAGGAGACGATCGCCGATTTCTGCAATCCGATCGTTGAAATGTGGCTCGCCGAGGAAATCGCCGCCGGCCGAATATCCGCCCCGGGCTGGAGCGACCCACTACTCCGCGCCGCCTGGTGCTGTGGCGAATGGAGTGCGGCGCCGATGCCGAATATCGACCCGCTCAAAACCGCCGAGGCCGACCGTGCATATGTCGAGCTGGGGGCCCAGACCCTCGACGACGTGGCCCGTAATTACAACGGCAGTTCCGGCAAGGCAAACCGCATCAAAAACGCGCGGCAATACCTCGAGCTCCCGCAGCCTCCGTGGCCCCGTGCCCCGATACAGGTAAACCCGGACGCAGACGAAAATAATAACCGAGGCGGTGAATGATGGAGATAGTCCTGAAATGGTGGCCGCTTATCGTCACCGGCGCGGCAATAATCGCATGGCTCATCCGTTTGGAGGCGAAAGTGGTTATGGGAAATAAGATATTCGAGCTCCACAAACAGAATTGCGCGGAACGCATAAAACACGACTACGAGGAGAGCGGCAAATTCTCCGACCGCATCGAAAAATCAATCGCCAGCCTCTTCGATCTCCTCCGGGATGTAAAGGGCAGCGTCGACGAAATCAGAGGCTGGAAAGATTCGGTGAGAATCGCAAAAAGTGATTGACAAATTTATTATGTCGCGTAGTGTATACGGCAACTGTGGAAAAAATTATTGAAATATTCGTCAGATTCGCCCGAGTCAAGTTCACCGGCTACATTACCGTGTATTTTAATCAAGGCGGAATAGTAGGAGCGGAGGAAGGAACCAGGAAAAAATTATCGCTATAATTTGTTGCGGAAGCTGAAGTACCCGATCATCCCGTCGGAATAATCCGGCGGCCCCCGATAGCCTGAGCTACGGGGACTTGGGAAAACTCTAAGACCGCGTTGGCAGAAATGCTGGCGCGGTCTTTTTTTTGTGCTGAAAAAGATATGATAAAAATAATTCTATCAGGAGACATCGGCTGGGAGATAAGCGCCGAGAAAATACGGAAGCAGCTCAACGACGCCTCCGGACAGGACCTCGAAATTCAGATCGCCAGCCCCGGCGGTTCCGTGTTCGAGGGATTGGAAATTTACAACCTTTTCCGCGACTACAAACGCGACTACCCCAGCGCCCAGCTCCTCGCCACGATCAAAGGCGAGGCCGCGAGCATGGCCTCTTATCTCGCAATGAATCCCGCATTTGATATCCTCGCCGCCGAGGACAACGCCGTCATGATGATCCACAACGCATGGGGCGGCGTCGTCGGCGATTACCGCGAAGTGTTTAAAATGGCCGAGGTCCTCGACGGAGTGACCAATATCATCGGTCAGGCATACACGGCGCGCACGAAAATCCCGCTCAATAAAATCCGCGACATGATGAACGAGGAAACCTGGCTATTCGGTTCAGAAATCAAGGACGCGGGCTTCGTCGATGAGATCGTCGGCACCGAGGAACCGAAGGACAAGGCCGTCGCAATCACTCAATCGAAATTACGATTCTCCGCACTCTCTAAAAAGCTCGTCGAAGCAAAAATCGATCTTACAAAAATTGCCGCACACAACCCCGCACCAAACGCGGGCAAAAATACTATGGAGGTTCAAGTAATGACTACCCTTCAGGAATTACTCAGTCAGAACCCCGCCGCGAAGGCCGAATACGATGCCGCATTACAGGCCAAATTTGAAGCGGGGAAAAGAGAGGGCGATGCCGCCGTTGAGGCAATCACCGCCCGAGTCAGCAAAGCCGCGCCGTTCGTTGGTAACGCCGAGTATCCGGCGAAAGTGACGGAGCTCGCGATTGCCGCGATCAAAGGCGAGAAATCAATCGACGCCCTTGAGACCACAGTTTCCACCCTCGACGCGATCCGCGAGCAGAGCGCAAGCACCGCCGCCGCCGACGAATCCGCCGCCGCTGCAGGCACTCACGCCGAGCAGACGCCGGAGCATTCGGAAATGTGCGACCAAATACAGCGCGATAAAATCGCGCTCGGATTGGAGGTAAAATAACATGGCTGTCCAGGTAAGACAGGATAACAGCACCCGCCCGCTCATACTGAGCGAGAACAGTCTCGTAAAAAACGGAACCGTGATGGATCTGAACGCGCAGCGCACCGGGCCGCTTCTGTATGGCACGCTCCTCGCGAAGATCGTCGGCGGTGACAATCTTTGGACCCCGTGGGTAGACGTAACCGCCGTTGACGGTGGAGCGGTCCCGCGCGGCATATACCTCGGCGATGAAATCAGCCTCGCGGATTTTTCCGCCGCTGACGGCATGATTGAGGACGTTCCGATCCTTGTCGGTAACGCGACGGTCGACGCGAGCCAGGTGGTATGCGATCAGGACATACTCGATCTCGAATCGATCATCGGCGCGGCTACGGTGTGGGCGGTTTCCGGACGGCTCGCGCTGAAATCGGCCGCGAACATATACTGTGAACTCACTGTCGCAATCAGTGAGCACGAGAATTAAGGAGGAATGAAAAATGTTATCCCCCAACCCCGTAGATTATTACAGCCGATACATGGACAATCTCTTCGACGAAAAGGAGATCATCAATGTAGATACGGTTTTCCAGCAGTTCTTCGGAAAACCGGCGTTCGGCGGCAGTAAAACAATTTACAGCCCCGACAGTGAAGTCGTCGAAATCGATATCATGCGCGGAAACGAGAGGCTCGCGGCGCTTATCCATCGCGGCACCAACAGCCGATTTCTCAACATGATGAGCAATACCGAGGCGCAGAATTTCAGCTCGTTCTCCCGCGTGTATCCTCTGGCCGAGGAACTCGGCGACATCACGGCATCGCAGATCAACAAGCGCATGGGCGGCGAACCGCAGTATGATCCTAAGTCAAGAGCAGATAGACTTAGAATGCTCGCGCGCGAGCATCACCTCGAACACATCCGGCGCTATGTCCGATTGTTTGAAGTGCTTGCCGGCCTGTCCCTCCTCGGAGGCCAGCAGCCCGCGATACTCAACTCCGCGAACGCCGATAACTGGTACAATTTTAACAGAAACGCCGCGCATATCGTTCAGCCCACGGTGCCCTGGAATGACCCGGCAGCAGACATCCTCGGCGATCTCGATGCCGCGATTAACCTGCTCCGTATCAACGGGCATGTCCGCCCGAATGTCGTATTTTTCGGCGGCAACGTCGCCAACGTAGTCCTCTCCGATACCGTGATACAGCGATTCGCGGACATCAAGGGTTACTCACTCGTTCGCGTAGGCCCGGAAAACAATCCTCCGTCATCCCTGCAGGCGCTCATCGACGCCGGTGCCGATCCGATCGGACGCATCACCACTCCCCGTGGCCGCACGCTCTGGATGTTTACCTACGACGCGGTTTTTACCGACGACGCCGGAAACGCAGAGCACTATCTCCCGCTCAACCTCTGTTTCCTCGCCTACTATGGCGCCAGGTGCGACCGGTATTTCGGCCCTCCCGAAAGGCTTGAGATGGATTCAATGGACATCGCATGGATGGTCGAGAAGCTCGGGATAAATCCGATGATGCCTCTCCCCGACGGAACAAACATCAAATCGGGTTCGGTGGTTACTCCTCAGATGTTTTATCTCGATGCTTATAAATCGGGAGATAGGAAAAAGGTCACCGTTCGCACCCAGAGCGCCCCGATTTTCGCGACGACTCAGACCGATGCGTTCTTTACCTATCACCACTGCCTCGGCGGAAGCGAGAGCTAGGAGGACATGATGGGAACCCAGAAAAAAGGGCGGGGCATTATGCAGCCCGCCCACATTTTCAACAACCGCGCACCGGCAAAACCTGAATTCGATCTCGCGAAGAGCCTGTATCCGAAGCTCGTGAAAACCGAGACCGACGACATCCCCGATGCGCTGATCCCTGACGAGGTAACGCAGGCCGACGGCAAGAAGTTCAAGCGCACATACACCAAAAAATCGAAATCCGAGCCCGCCCCGGAGGTAGACGATGATAACAGTCCCGAAGGGTAAGAAGATTTGCATCGGACGCCACCGCTTTCTCGAGGGCGAGGTCATACCGCCGCACTTTATGGTCGAGCTCCCCGTCAAGGCGTCGCCGAAAAAGCGAGGGCCGTATAAGCCCCGCGCGAAATCCGAACCCGTCGCAGCCGAGGCCGCCGAGGAGTAGATGGAAAACCTGCGCGCACAGATCGAGGCCGATCTCCATGAGTCCCTTGAGGGCGAATGGGGAATGCCGGTCCAGCTCACCAGCCCCGACGGAGAGGAGCAGACGCACAGCAAAAACAACCCCTCCGAACTGTTGCGCGGCCAGGTTCTCTATTTTTCAAAACGCGAAGATCCCGCCACGGGTGAAGTGGTCGTAATACCACAGCCCGTGGTCACTCTCCGCATTTCCTCACTCGTCCGCGTACCCCTCGACGGCGAAAACTGGCATATCCGAATCCCGATATCCCCTGCAGCGGGCGCACCCATGCACTCATTCACATTCACCTCAGATCGCGCGCGCGAGTACGGCTCCGACATCGGTTTCATTAGGATTTACCCTCAGCTCATAGAAAACGAAATCCCCACGGTGCCCTCGACATGATGATGTTTGAGACAGCAGAAAAGGCGCTCCGCGATCTCCTCGTAGCGGCCGCCGCCGGACGTTTCACCGTCATCGGCTATCAGATGCAGAGCAAATCCGCAGAGGCGCATCGCAAACTCGTACAGGTCTATTTTTCCGAGGGCGCATTCCCGAAATCAGCGAACCGTTTCCACGGCGAGAAAACGCACGATATCACGATTGAAATCGACATGACGGTATGCTCGAAAACCGCCGTTGATCTCGACACCCTCGAATCCAGGACAGCGACGCCGCAGCAGAAAGCCGCCGCACTTGTGGGATTGAAAACCGCGGCAGAGCTTGCGAACACGGAATTAAACGAGCTCATCAGGTGGGTGTATCAAATCCTCATGGACGCGCGCAACGACGAGCTCGGCCTCGACAAGGGGAGCATCGCCTCACGCTGGATCGGGAATATCACGAAGGACACCACGATCGGTTACGGCGGCATCGTCGTCAAAACCGCAAATATGAAATACACGTGCCGCGTCAGCGAGGACGTGCCCGGCGATATCGGGACCGAACCCGCAACCGTGACATTTGACTCAGAGATACCCGCCGACGACACCGGAGGCGCAGGCGTAGCCGTAACAAATGACAATACGGAGGTAGCATAATGACCATATCCCCCACCAGCCTTGCCGCGATAGTCGGCGTCGGCGTCGAAAATCAGCAATTCGCCGTGACGGCGCAGGTCAAGCCGCAGAAAAATGTCATCATCGGCACCTTTGACGAAGCGGTCCACGTCGAAATCGTCGAAAACGTCCCGATCCGTGTGTACTCAGCCGCTCAGGTGGCGGGCCTCACCGGATACGGTTTTATGCTCCACAGACTCGCGCGTGCCGCATTCCGGCCCGGCAACGTCGAGACCTGGATCATCCCCCAGCTCGAGGGCGGCAGTGATCCCGACCAGGCCACCGCGGACATCGATTTCACCGGCTCCGCGTCAGTGCTCGCGGGTACGATATACCTCTACATCGCGGGAGACCTCGTGCGCGTACCCATAACCGCAGACATGACCGACGACCAGATCGGTGAGGCCGTCGAGGCCGCAGTCAATGCCGACGATGACCTCCCCGTTACCGCAGCAAACGTCGCCGGCGTGGTCACATTCACTTCGAAGTCCGGCGGCACCTGGGGAAATTTCATTAGCCTGCAGATAGGAAATAGCACCGGACCGCAGACGCAAG